CCGTTTCCCCTGTCTTCTTTTTTTTTTTTTTTTTTTAATAAAAAAAAACTTTTGTTTGTTTTTTATTTTTTTTTTTTTTTTTTTTTTTGTATCGTATATAAAATTAAAATAATTTGAGTGTTGAACACAGACACAACCAAAGTTGCCGCGTATCTTTTATCACTATAAAAAATAAAACTAATATAAAATGATCCCTAAATAACAAGGGTAAACCTATAACACGATAAACGTTATAGACTATTTTAAATCTGGGTGGGAGCCAAAAGCCATCCGTATTGAAAGTCATCTGCCGCCGAAACTAGGCAGATGTCAAAACCAGACAGGGAGGCACCGATATTGGAATGCAAAAAGAAGCCTGCAGGTAAATCGAAAGCTCGAGTTACTACCTGCGTTGCTGGTGTGACCGGGTGAAACGGTCTTGTTGCAAACCAAGGGACTTCAAATTCAACAACTGGCCAAATGAATGGACAGGTGTATGATGCTCCATTTGAAGTTTCTACGGAACCTTGAGGGTTTGTCATGCATACAGTAACGTAATCGTTAGCAGTGCTAGGGGTGACAGCTTTTTGCACGACAAGTTTCACTCGTCTGCCACCCCTCCAATATTTAAAAATATTAGAGATGCTATGCCAAAATCCACCAGAAATGTTTGAATTTGGAAATGTATTGCTTGATACAGCAGGAACAGTTCGATCCATTCGAACGTAACGTTTACACGCCTCGTTGACTGAATCTACGGTCTCGCTCCTTACAACTCCATTTTCACTAACAAACTCACATCCAAATACAATAGGGTCAAAAGTATTACGGAAGCAAGATTGAGGATCACATTCCTGACGCATCTTAACTAGCGTCTTTTCGGGTTCTTTTTCTTTCTTCTCAGTAGGATACTCAATTCGCTCAACAAGTTGGGCAAACTTCATATCTTCTCCAGCAGCTCTCCAAACAACGAGATAAATGGTTGGTTCTGTACCACTGAAACTTTGTCCCACCATAGGGCTTATAGCTTCAATGTGCAAAAGAGGCGTAAATAGGGTATCTAACGTCTGTTTCATCATAGTCTCATAGAGGTAAGGCACTGTAGTCTGAAAAATAGTATCTCCTTTAACGTCAACAATAGTGGACGCTATATCTCCTGAATCAGGTGTTGTAGCAATAGGGGACTGATACAACGCTGATATCTTAAAACGACATGACACAAAGGGCGAGGTGTAAAAGCATAACATGTACTTTATGCTGCCAGCCCAATATGCAAAATGTCTTGACATATAGCTAAGATAGTCTGCTGGAACTAATGAAGGGTCATAGTCCAGCACTCTAACTGGTATTGTTAAGGTATTAAAAGAATTAGTCAATGTCGTTATGGATCTGATCATTGGAACTCGAACTATATCTTGTATTGTATTGATTGGGCTAACGTTGCCCATCAATTGCACTTTATCGGACAAACATGGTAATTTCTTGATTCCAAGAGAGTTGGCGCCATCAACGCCTTCTCCCGCGGACCAGTCTCGGGCCATATTTGTTGCAATAGGTTGTGAAGGAGCCGCATTCAAAGGCTTATCTAATGCTGTTAGCAGCGGTAGAAAGCTCTCAAGTGCGCCCCCCACAATGGGTATTGAATCCAAAAGTTTCTTGGCGGTCGTTAATGCGCCAGAAATTCCGACTTCTGAATTACTTGCTGCTTTCGCAGCAGCTTCGCTTCGAACAGAACCACGATCTACATTACCGCTCTGCTGTGACATCCTTGGTACAGCTAACGGCGTGGCTTTGCTCTTCTTCTTTTTACTCGCTGGTAGCGCTAGGTATCCGGCTAACAGAGGATCAGTAAAAGATGCGAAAATTTGAACTTCGACAGAATCAGCAAGATTTTCGGTTGCTAACCCCAAAAACGTTATAGGTGTGATGAACACCTTCGCTATGTTTGAGGTTGAGCCAGCTATCTTGTAAAAACTGTCGGGATTAATATAGGGTATTTTGATTGTGCAGGATTCCTGAGATGATGCTGAAAGCACCACTGGGTGATTTCCGCTCTGCTGAATAACGCCATTAGCATGATCAGTGTTAGAATTAGTATTAGGTATCCAACTAATTTGTAAAGCTCCAAAGTGAAACTGAGTTGAGTTAACTCGTACTTCAATTTCAACTCCGGCTTGCATCCATAAGAATGCTGGTAACACATCTGCAATGTAAGGGACATTGTTCAGAGTTTCTGGAAAATTCAAAATTAAGAATCCAGCTGCTGTTGAAGACCACACAAATGTGGCTACTCTATATTTCCTCTTGAGAATGGACAAATCAACTTTCGGATAAGGATTTGCCGTCTTAAGGTAATCTAATTGGGGCAGATTTTGGGTCTCTACCTTCGTTTCAGGTTCTGCTTCTACAAACTTCGTAAGTTGTACCTGATGCGTAGGTCCGTCCTGGGCTGGTGCGGATAGCGACTGAGTGAACGTATCACTACTTGATTTATTGTTGGTGGCAATCTGAATATTACATGTAGTTCTCTGATTAGGATAGTACACAACAACTTCTACTACTAGGTAAACGCGCGCGAATGACAACCGTTCATAGGCCAGTTTAGCGTCTTGGTCGGACGTTGAGATTAGTCATTGTTCATAAGCGCCCTCAACCCACCGCGACATCATTTCTGAGTACGGTATAGTCAAGAGGGGAATGTCAATGAGTGTAAGTCGTTCATTTAAAATGCGCCTCATCTTTTCATATTTACCTTCTCCATGATAAAAAGCTTCTAGTACTGCCGCCTTACAGGCATCGCGTAATTGTACTTGCTGTACTCCTTCATCACCTTTGGTAATCCATAGTGGTATCTGCTCGATAGTGTTCCACTCTAATGCTGGAAAGACAAAATGCTCATAATCTCTAAACGACCTCTTCAGGAACACTAGTTCTTCACTAGTTACGAATTCCTGGTCTTGTGTTCCTTTCAAAGGAGACGTATACAATATACCGAACCATTCAGCAAAAACTTTGCCTATAGACTGCATATTGTAGAATGCTCTTATCTCCTTGGCGACGCTTCCTAACGAATCATCACCATAAAGAAATAACACAACTAATTCAATAAAACGATATTTATACTCAGCAGGAACTAAGTGTTTAAATATCACTTTATGAAACCAAAAATTGGCTATACTATTAAAGATAGAAGTCAAATAACAACCTGAAGGAACTCCAAAGAAAGATCTAAAGAGTCCACAAGGACTAATTTGAAATGTTTGCAACATTCC